TCAAAGAGAAATAGTAACTTCCTTCCTATTGTTTTTAGAATAATCATCTTCCCATAGAATAAAAACAACGGGAGATCTATTTTCTAATCCATAAAGAAGTGCATAGAAGCTAAAACTATCTCTATTGTTAAGGATAGGGTATGGCAACTTATGTTGCTCGTTTATAGATATTTTATCCTCTTTATCCAATCCGTTCCAATCAATACGAATATTTTTTGCAGGGGAGTACCCTATGTTTGTTATTACAAACGTTCTTTTGCCTTTGCCTAAATCACTAACTTCAATTTTTATATTAGCTTTTGAATAGCTGTCTATTTGGTACTTGTTAATAATTTCCTGCTGTTGGTTCAATTTTCTGTTGATACAATAAGACCATACAGCAACAAAAATAGATATTACCAAACCTCCTAAGGCTATATAATCTGAATAATTCATAATATTTAAATTTTAATACGCTATCCTCTCCACGATCGCAGTGGCTACTACTTGATAAAACTCTACTATATAATCTTCAGGCACTGTCTCTGTTTGATAAGGAGGGTCGTTATATTCAGGTAATGGAGCGGGAACAAGCTCGATAAATCCTTTTTCTTTTGCTCTCCTTACCAATTTAACAGTACGTAGGTTATTCTGCATAACAACTGCATATACTTCGTTGGTAGGAAAATAGGTTTGCCAATCATTTACTTTTCTTAATCCTATGATAGAACCGCTTTTGATACGTTGCGATATAGAGTTTCCGATGAGGTTACAAGCTAATTCTGCACGCTTGAAATCAGGAATAGTGATGAAGAAAGATGGCTTATGCTGAGTGAATAACTCATCAGAGTTCCAACCTCCTGCAAAATCTACATCATAGTAAGGCACAAGGACATCTTTAGACATCTCATTAGTGATGAGTATAGGGATTTCTGTACGTTCTCTTTCTTCATCTTCATCTCTGTTTTCGTATTCAAACTCTACCCTCTCAAAGAACCCTTCTAAGATACGCCTTATCTTCTTAGGCATTTCCTTTTCTCCGCTATCGTATAAGCTGAGGTCTTTCACGGATATTTGAGTATGTTCGTGTATGTCTTGCAGAGATAAGCCGTATTTGTTGCGCTCTGTTCTTAGGTAGCTTTCCTCTTCCTCCTCTGGTACGACTTCTTCTATTTGCGGGACAAGCATGGAGCCATTGCCAGTGAGTAGCCAGTCTTTGCTGATTTCAGGAAAGGCTGTAACAATTTTATCAGCCAATCCTTCTGTTAAATACTTATCTTCCCCTTTTGTAGCAGATGATAGATTATTCCTTGAGAACTCTATTTTTTCAGCGATTGCTGTTTGTGTCTTATATTTAGTCTTGTACTGAATATAACTAATAACTTCATTCAGCCGATTAACATCAATTTTTTTTATACTACTTTTTGTCGTATCTAAATTATTTTTCATACATTTGCGCTTTAATTTTAAATTCGTTTGTTATGTATATTTTCCCTGAGTTTTTTGTTGGTGCAATTATAGGTTTTATTATCTTGTTATTTGCTCATTTATTTGCAATGTATCTATTGGAAAGAACTAATCCTGATAAAGAATATGACCTTGAATTCCGTTTCCCTTTAAGATTTCCTTTTAAAATTGTTTCTAAGGAAAAAGAAACACCTAAATCAGAAAAAACATTGATTTATCCAACTACATCAGACCCTGATACAAGAATAACAATTCAGGACAAACCTCGTTTTAATAACACTCAACAGCCTATAGATAAACATATTGAAACAAAAAAGAGAATAGATGATGAAATAATGGTTTCTTATATTAGACTTAATAATGGAGAAGTATATATACTAAATTCCACTATCTAATTTGTTTAATAGTAAGTTTTGCAAATTCACAAACAAATTTGTTATTTCATCTTCTTTTCCATACTCATTAATCCAATTAGATATATAACGAACATATTTTTTGATATTATCATTGTCTATATATACCTGATGATGTAATAAAGTATATAGTGTGTTTATCAATACTTCCTTTAACAACTTATAATCTTCTGCCTTTAATAAAAATTGAATAGTTTTCAGCCTGTCAAGAAAGCAACAATTATCCCCATAGTTGCAGCCATAGCCCCAAAGCTATCCCATGTAAAAGGGCTAAACCTTAACCAAAAAGATAGCCATGTACCTACACTTATCACTATAGATAATAGCCCTAACCAGTTCTTTCTTAGAAATTTTTTCACTACATCTATTTAAAAACCAATCATTTAAAAACTTTAACATTATTTAATACGAAAAAAAGTCGTATAAATTTTTTATTACTACAAAAAGTCGTATCTTTGCATCGTGAAAAATGAGTAACATTTTACGCAACAAAATTAGTAAATATAATTCAATTAGCAATGAAAGAGGTTAAAAAAAAACGAACCATTACTGGTAAGCTGTCAGAGGCTATCTCTAATGAGATATTAACTAATAATGAATTAAGCCTACAAATAGCACTTATAATGAGAAAGACGCAGACAGCAATACGAGAATCTGCAAGAAGAAGAAGTAACACCTTATTAAATGTCAATCTAATGCCGCTGTATGAGAGTTACGGGTACTCAATTGAAGATGTAAAAGTAGAATAATATGAATAATACCGAGCTAAAGAGACACCTTAAAAGAAAATTAGAGCGAGTAACATTGCTCAAGTTATCCTTAGAGGGTACTGTTAGAGAATTGGCAAGCGAGATTATTAGCCTTAATGAAGAACTTGCCCTTGTGGAAGGGGGCAAGTCTTCAAAAAAGAAAACCACAACACCTGATATATCGAAGTATACAACACAATTTTACGCTGAGTTTGAGAAAGCGATGCAAAACAGCGAAGTATAAAAAAAGCCCCGCAATAGTGCGAGGCATATGTTTACAAACAAAAATTTAAATCATGGCAAAATTACTACAAAAATTATTCTCTCGCAAGAGAAGTGAAAAAAAAGTGCAAGACCAACAACTACAAGTGATTGACGGCTATTTGTGCTACGAAAAGCGCCGTTACAATGAGCTGAACTATGACGAAAAAGAGCAGTATAACGACTGCTTGATCCCTCAAGCTGATAAATTGGCTTTTGAAAAAATCATAAAAGAATCACAACTTAGATACGTATTACGATGAGAACAATGACAAATACCGAGTTTGAGCGAGTACTCAACGAAGAACGCAAGCAACCTTATTATTATAGCGACTTGTTGGACTTGCGAGAAGATAGTCACAGGTCTTTTAGTTGTGAGTTTATCACAGAAGAAGACTACCCTGATGATTGGTATTGCGCTATCTACTATGATGTAACCACCCGTTGCGAGGGTAACAATAATTCAAGCTGCCATAGTGTAGAGATACAGCATATATACATCAATTTTCAAGAGGTTAAGGTTACTGAAATGCAAGAAAGTGTATTAACAACAGTACTCACCAACCGAGCTAATGAAGAATTTCAGTTTAAAGATACTGATATATATCCTGATTATGCAACTTCTAAAATGTGGTAAAATATGAAAACATCAGTAGAAAAGGGCAAGTGCTATGAGATAGGCGATTGGCTCGTACAGATTGACAGAATAGACGAGCGCTATATATGGGGCTTTGGGGCTGATAGTGATAGGGTGATAGGGTTTATTTCCCTTCCTGTTGATAGCAAAGTAACTCGTGAAGTACCTATTAACGACTATATCAATTATATAGATGTGACAAGGCAGAATATAGCAGCTGAGTTTCGTGAGAGACTAAGCCAATACGAAGAATAATAACAGATAAAATTATATAAAAATGAATGAGAACATAATCACTGTACAACAACTCCCCGTTATCGTCTATGAACGATTGGAAAGCGTGGGGCAAGAAATTGACAAGCGTATCGCAGCGCTTGACTTGGACAAACAACTCGTAACAGAGGACACCAAGAAGGCTGTTAAGGATACAAGGGCAATGCTCAATAAAGAGTTGAAAGACTTTGAAGAGCAACGCAAACGTATCAAAGAGCAAGTAGCAACACCTTATATGGCTTTTGAAAAAGCATACAACTCCTTTATCAAAGAAAAGTACGAGAAAGCCGATGATATTCTTAAGGTGAAAATTGACGATTTCGACAAGCGCTTAAAAGCAGACAAAGAAGCACGTATCAGGGCTTATTTTACAGAGTTATGCCAAGCTAACAATATAGACTTCTTTCCTTTTGAAAGGCTTTGCTTGAACATAAGATTAAATGATAGTGACAAGAGCTTGAAAGATATTGTAAATACCAGTATTGACAATGTAGTTAAAAGCCTTGAATTTATTGAGAGCCTAACAGACCCTGACGAATATAAGGCGGAAATCCTCGCAGACTACAAGCAATGCCTTGATGTAACCACTGCTATACGAAATGCTCAATATCGCAAACAGCAACGTGAAGCTGAATTAGCACGTATCGAAGCACAAAAAGCAGCAGCCGAGCAAGCAAGGTTAGTAGCCGAAGCAAAAGCAAAAGAAGTGGCACCTTTGCAAGCACCTGAAGTAGTGAAGCCTCAAGAACAAATCGTGAAAAATGAAGCGGTGCCAGCACCTCAAGAAGAAATTCTACACTACACCCTTAGCGTGAGTGGTACAAGGGCACAACTTAGAGCATTACGCCAATTCTTAGAAACAAATAACATTAATTACAATATACAATGAGTACAGCAGTAACTAACACAAAAAATCCAGTTGTAGAGTACGAAGTAGCTGGTGAAAATGTAAAACTATCTTACCAAATTATCCGAGACTACCTAACTAAAGGCAACGGAGCGGTAACAGACCAAGACCTAATGCAGTTTATGAGTGTCTGCAAGTTCAATAAACTAAATCCTTTTCTTAATGAAGCCTACCTTATCAAGTTTGGTAATAATCCAGCTCAGATGATTGTCAGCAAAGAGGCGTTAATGAAAAGAGCCGAAGCTAATGAGTCCTATGCAGGAATGGAAGCAGGGCTTATCTTAATGAGAAATGGAGAACTGAAAGAAGTAGAAGGAAATTTTTACTTACAATCAGATGTGATATTAGGAGCGTGGGCAAAAGTATATCGTAAAGATAGAATTAAGCCATTTGTTGCAAAAGTAACCACCGCTGAATATGATAAAAAACAGAGCAATTGGAATGACAAAAAAGCGACAATGATTGCCAAAGTAGCCAAAGTGCAAGCATTACGTGAAGCATTTCCCGTACAAATTGGGGCAATGTACACTTCAGAAGAACAAGGTATCAGTGATAGTAAAGGGCGTGAGATTATAGACGCTGAAATCATTGAGCAAAGCGAGCCTACAGATTCTGTAATTGAGCAACCTATTACACCTGCCCCTACAGAAAGTCCTAAACAAGTTGATTTTAAAAACCTATAAGTATGATAACAAGTTATTTTACCCTTGGACAATCACACGTATATCGCTTTAATGGGCAAACCTTAGACCGTGATTGTGTGATTAAGATAACATCCGAAAATCCGAGAGATGTAATGGTTGAGTATTTTGGCTTAGGTTGGGCTTTTGAATACGATGAATGCCCTGAAATGAAGTATTTCCCACGAGGGGTATATAACCTAACTGACAACAAATGGGAATAGCAAAAGTCATTAATTCAGGCAGTGAGGGTAACGCCGTGATATACAACAACGCAATAATGGTAGATTGCGGCGTTTCTCTCAAAGCCTTAAACGAGGTAAAACGTTCCTTAAAAATAGTACTTCTAACTCACAAGCACAGCGACCATTTGAAGTTGCGAACCTTACAGAGGCTACAAGCTGAGCGACCTACCTTGCGGGTGGCTTGCGGTAATTTTCTCTTAGAGGAGTTGCCTTGTATCAAGAATATAGATGTATTGCAAGTGGGTAAGATATACGATTACGGAGCGTTCAAGGTGTCACCTGTAAAGTTGTATCACGATGTACCTAATTTCGGTTGGAGGATCTTCCTACCCAACGGACAAAAGATATTCCACGCTACCGATACAGTACACTTGGAGGGTATCACCGCTAAAGGTTACGACCTCTATGCTATTGAGCATAATTACTGCGAGGAGTATATACAGCAAGCAATTGAAGAAGCACGAGCCAACGGCGAATATACCCACGCATACGGCAATATCAATACACACCTGAGCATACAACAGGCGAGGGCATTTATTGAAGCAAATAGAAAGGAAAGCAGCGAAGTATTAGAACTGCATAAAAGTAGAAGTTTTTATAAGTAAAAGACATGGAAATACAAGGACGAATAAAACAGATATTCCCCTCTCAGATGATAGGACAAAATGGATTTGAGAAAAGGGATTTAGTGATGGTAACGGATGAGCAATACCCGCAAACGATCATCATTCAATTTACTCAGCAGCGTTGCGATTTACTCAACAATCTACAAGTGGGGCAAAATGTAAAGGTATATATCAATATTAAAGGGCGTGAATGGACAAACCCGCAAGGAGAGACCAAGTACTTTAACACGATTGAAGGGTGGAAAATTGAGGTTGTACATACTACTAATGTAGCCAATCAGCAGCCAGTACAGCAGCAACCAGTGACACAAGCAGCGCCTGCACCACAACCACAGAGAGCACCACAGCAGGTACAACAACCGCAGCTCTTTGATAACAACGGTAAAGAGCCTAATCCGATGATATTGGATAATAACGAAGGTGATAATTTACCTTTTTAGTAACTTAAAAATAAAGAAAAAATGGAAACAATATTCAAAATAGGAATGAAGGTCTATGACCAAGTATTCTTTCCAAACAGAGATGGAAAAATAGTACAAATTTATAATAAAAGTAATAGGATTCAAATAGAGGTTAAATTCTTTTCAAATCTTAGGTTAGAACCTTTATGTATGCAAGATAGTGTCTTTTACACTGAGAAAGGTAATATGATTAACTTTTGTGCTGGTATTAATTGTGAAACATCTACTCTCTCAACAGAACCTTATAAAGTAGAACTACAAGGCTTTGAACAAAAAGCGCCCGTACCAACTTTTGAAGATGCTATCAAATGGTTACAAGAAAACAATAAGTATGATGTTTCAATAAGTGATGATTCTACTGTAACATACTTCACAAAAAAAGAGAATTATTCTGCATTTGAAGCCCTTAGAAAACTTGTTATCCTTAGAGACTATTACAATGAAGGTTGGGAACCTGATTGGGAAGATGGAGATGAGTATAAATATTGTATAAAAAATTTTGGTAACGAATTATATACAATAGATTTAGATTATTCTGCGCGTGTAATGACTTTCAAAACTCCAGAAATCAGAGATAAATTTCTCGAAGAACAAAGAGAACTGTTAGAAATTGCAAAACCTTTATTATGACAAAAGCAATAATTGTCCTGATGTTAGCCATTAACATCCTTAGCTTGATAATTCTAAGGGACTATACCAAAGCCACTCACGCTATGGTAACAGCAATATTCCTTTATCTATTACTCAAAGACAATGAAAAAGATAACAATCCCCACTACCGTTAAAGATGGCAAGCTGGTAGGTAACCGAGAAATGGTAACTCGTGCGATTGGCTCTTTTGAGGGCTTGCCTATCAACCTAACCATTGAGAGGCGTAGCAAGAGAAGAAGTAATGAGCAAAATGCCTTCTATTGGGCTTGCTGGATACCACTCATACAGACCGCTATCTATAACGAGTGGGGGGAGTTATACAATCCTAATGAAGTGCATACGATGTTAAAGACAACTTGTAACTATGAAGAGCATGTTAATCCTGCCACTGGGGAGGTCGTAAGAGTGCCTAAGAGCAGCACCAAGCTGACCACTTACGAATGGGAGAAGGAATTTAAGCAGCAAATCAGACAGCTATGTATGGACTTTTTCGGATTAGACTTGCCTGAACCAATAAGCGATGAGGAATAAGCAAGTTTTGCCCCTCGTTAAGCAAGGATAAAAACAAGTTGTAAAGCATTGATTTTCAAAGTAAAAATATAAATAAGCAAGATTTAAAGTAAAATAAGCAATGAAACATAGCGAATTATTAGAAGAAATCGAATACTTAGAACGCTCGGTAAGTAACCTAAGAAAAAAGTTAGAAAACGCCCCAGTAATCTCTGAAAGAGGTCAAAGAGACCGAGATAAAGAGTATAGAATTATCGAGGTAATGGTTAAGAATATGGACTTATATAGCAAGAAAACATTCTTAGCCTTGAAGTTAGGGTACAATAACTTCACAGAAGCTGCTAATACTTTAGGAATTAAGAAGTTCGACGAATTGTGTAAAGAACGTTTTGGATAATTATTTTTTTCATTATTGACTCCCCGATAGGCAAGCTCTCACGTTCGAGCCGTGAGCGGGGGCTAAAAAAGAGAATTGATAATTATGGTATACGGGTATATTAGGGTAAGTTCTGATAAACAAACGGTCGAAAATCAACGATATGAGATAAAGAAGTTTTGTAAAAAAAATAATATGAAAATAGATGGGTGGATTTCAGACGAGGGTATATCAGGTATAAAAGCCCCTGAAAAACGAGAATTAGGAAAACTATTAGAGAAAGCAAAAGAAGGAGATTATATACTTTGTTCAGAACTATCACGATTAGGTAGAAACTTAATGATGATTATGTCTATCTTAAACGAATGTACAAAGAAAAAAGTAAATGTTTGGACAATCAAGGATAACTACCGATTGGATAACGATATAAGTAGTACTGTGATAGCTTTTGCTTATGGGCTTTCTGCACAAATAGAACGCCAACTTATATCTCAACGAACCAAAGAAGCATTAGCACGCAAGAAAGCTGAGGGGATAGTATTAGGTCGCCCAAGAGGAAGTAAATCGGAAAAAACTAAACTTACAGGAATGGAAAAACAAATTAAGGAACTGTTAGAAAAAAAAGTATCGTATTCGGCTATTGGGCGTATTTTGGGAGTGCACAGGCTAACGGTGAGTAGTTTTATTAAGAATAGACTATATAACAATGAAAACATTTTATAAAGCATTATTAAACACTGCAGAGGAAGCGGGAATAAAGATGCTATCTGATGAGCGTTGTTGTCAGTTATTAGCATGGGTGTTGGAGATAGGAGGTTATACAGAGGAAAGTACTCATAATTTCAAACTTAATCAAGATATTCATATAGCGCAAAAACGCCTGAATATATTAGGAGGTGAAACACCTAAAGCAGAATTAATAACCATATTTCAGAAGTATCATTCAGAGCTACTAAACTATTTAAACAAAAAGACAAAAAAGCCTCAATGGCTAATAGACTTTGAAAATTACTATAAACTGAAACCTTACAAAAATAATTAACAACCGATTTGAGAGGAGATTGAGTGCGCATAAATCTTTATCAAATCTCTAATTTCAAATCAAAATGAACGAGTATCAAGAATTTTTAAAACAGAAGCAAAAAGCAAAGGAGCATAAAGGCTTTGCCGCTTTGCCGATGAATGATAAGCTGTTTCCTTTTCAGCAGTTCATTGTAGAACGCAACCTCAGCAAAGGAAAACACGCTGTATTTGCAGATTGTGGATTAGGTAAGACCGTAATGGAGCTTGAGACAGCAAGCCAAATTGTAAGACACACTAATAAGCCCGTGTTAATCCTTGCTCCGTTGGTAGTGGTGGCACAGACCAAAAGGGAAGCCGAAAAGTTTGGGTTTGACCTTGACAAGGTAACCATTACCAACTTTGAGAATTTGCATAACATCAATCCGCAGGAGTATGCAGGGTTGATAGTCGATGAAAGTTCAATAATGAAGAACTTTGAAGGGCAAATCAAAAAGCAACTTTTTGAGTATTTCCACAATACACCCTATAAGTTTGCTTTTACAGCTACTCCCTCCCCTAATGATCCTATGGAGTTAGCTAATCATTCAGAGTTTTTGGGCTATCAAAGTAGATTAGGAATGCTTGCTACCTACTTTATCAATGACCAAGACCACACGAGCAAATGGCGATTAAAAGGGCATGCAGTTGAGAAGTTCTACCAGTTCGTATCAGATTGGGCAATAATGCTTACCAATCCCGCTGATATAGGTTACCCAATGCAAGGGTATGACTTATCAGAGGTGATATACAAGGAACACCAGCTTATCACTGAAAACGACTTTAGCAATGGTATGTTATTCCCAAGTTTAGCTGTATCAGCTACTGAATTTAACAAGGAACTAAGGAGAACAAAAGAGCAGCGAATAGCCAAAGCTATAGATATAGCTAATGCGAATGAGGAGCCACACATTGTATGGGTGAAACATAATGACGAGGGGAAAGAAGTTACTGCGGGTATTCGTGGGGCAGTAGAAGTGTCAGGGAGTGATAAGCCTGAAGAAAAAGCGCAAAAGCTGTTAGACTTTGTAGATGGGAAGTTTAGGGTATTGGTTACCAAACCTAAGATAGCCCAGTACGGATTGAACTTTCAACACTGCTTAAATCAAACCTTTATGAGCCCTGACTTTTCTTTTGAGGGTTTTTACCAAGCCGTGAGACGATCCCACCGATTCGGAAAGAAAGGAGATGTAACAGTTAATATTGTAACCACTGATACTATGCAGAATGTCATTAGTATCATCAAAGAGAAAGAGAAACAATTCAAACAAATGCAACAATTAATGATTAATAACCAAACACTATGGAACAACCAAAATTCACAGCTATACACGGCGATTGCGTAGAGGAGGTAGCTAAACTCCCTGATAACAGCATAGACTTTTCAATATTTAGCCCTCCCTTTGCTGAGTTGTATGTCTATTCAGATGATATACGAGACATGGGCAATTGCCAAGATTATGAAGAGTTCTTTGTACATTTTCAATTCCTTGTGAAAGAGTTAGCGAGAGTAATTAAAAGCGGGCGATTGGTAGCGGTACATTGTATGGACTTACCTGCTATGAAAGGGAAAGACGGATATATAGGGCTCAAAGACTTTTCAGGCATGCTCATTCAGGCTTTTGAGAAGGAAGGGTTTATTTACCACGATAGAGTAACAATATGGAAGAGCCCAGTAGTGGAAATGACACGAACCAAATCAATAGGGCTACTACATAAGACCATAAAAAAAGATAGCAGCTTGTCTCGCACAGGTATTCCCGATTACATCTTAGTCTTTCGCAATGCAGGTGATAACCTTGTACCAATTACCCACCAAGATAAAGACGAGAACAAAGAGAATTACCTCCCCGTGAATTTATGGCAAAAGTATGCTGAGCCAGTGTGGTATGACATCAACTACTCCGATACCTTGCAATATACCTCTGCTCGTGAGGAAAAAGATGAGAAACACATTTGTCCTTTACAATTGGACACGATCAGGCGTTGCTTGCACCTGTGGAGTAATGAAGGAGATACAGTACTAAGCCCTTTTGGAGGGATAGGCAGTGAGGGATACGAGAGTCTAAGGCTTAATCGCAACTATATAGGGGTAGAGCTTAAGGAATCCTATTATAAGCAAATGCAGCGAAATCTAAAGCGTATGATTGCCGAAAAAATGCAACCTAAATTATTCTAAGTACTCATTCATTTTTACTTGTCTTATGCCCTCGCTTGTACTTGGCGTGTATGTTCAAGGAGAGGGCTTAGGGCAAGGTAAAAATACAAAAACTAAAAAACCATGACAACAAAAGAATTAACATTCAAAGAGAGTTGGTTCGAAGCAATGCGACATCTACCTCAAACAGAACAGAAAAAAGTAACCATGGCTATATTGCATTATGTATTTGCCGATGAGGACTGGGAAAAAGTCCTAAAACCACAATCAAGGGCAGTATTCCTGCTAATCAAAGCAGACTACCACATGCAAGAAAAGATTGCGTAAAACAAAATTATCACGTTCATTAACATAAAAAAATCACTAATGAAAAAAGATTTTAAACTAAAAACTAAATACGCTTCAGTTATTTACAAATTAACAGATAAACAAGCGGGAATTTTATTCAAAATGATATTTGAATATATAGAGTACGGCTATGTTGCTGGAACAATGGACGAATTAGTAAGTGTTGCTTTTGAATTTATCAAAATAGATTTAGATAATGAGTAATAAAAAATCATTCATTCTTCATTTAGATACTCTGTGTATATTAGATGAGCTTGACGATAAGCAAGCGGGCAAACTCTTCAAGGCAATCAAGGCGTATCAATTGCGGGAGTCAGTATTGAACTACCAAGATGTTGATACAGGATTTGAGGGCTTAATGGAAGACTTTGTGACTCGTATAGCTTTTGCCCCGTTCAAGGCTCAATTTGATAGAGATAATGAAGAATATCAAAAAACACGAGAAATCAACCAAGATAAAGGAAGGTTGGGAAACTTAAAACGTTGGAATAAAGATTTGTACGACAAGGTTTTATCTAAAGAAATATCATTAGAAGAAGCAGAGAATATCGCAGCAGCGATAAAAAATCGCAGCAGCGACAAAAAATCGCAGCAGCGACAAAAAATCGCAGGGGCGAAAATTTCATCGCTTAATGATAGTGATAGTGATAGTGATAGTGATAATATTTCTTTTTTAAAAAAAGAAACAAAAAGCGACTTTGAAATTTTGGAAAGTTTGAAAAACGAAAATTCAGAATCTCCCATAGAGACCATTCAAACTCCAAAAGAGCAAAGCGGCGGCGGGCGAAAGCGTTTCACAATACCAACCCCAGAGGAAGTGCAAATGTATTGCGATGAACGCAAGAATGGTATTTCAGGGCAACAATTCTGCGACTTTTACAGCTCCAAAGGTTGGAAAGTGGGTAGTCAGCCAATGAAAGATTGGAAAGCAGCGGTACGTACATGGGAGGTACGAAGAAAAGACACCACGCCCTCTATAACGCAATCACAAGCGCAAATTTCGCCACCAAAACGTATCCGCTTTGACGAATACGGAAACGAGATAGTTTATTAAAAAAATAGCCTTTAAAATGCAAAATAAAAATATACCACATGACCCAGAATTGGAGGGAATAGTTATCGGGGGTATGCTCATGGAGCAGCGAGGAGTTTCTGAGGTAGTTGAGGTGGTGAAGGATACGAATGTGTTTTACAACCCTAAAAACGCCCTTGTTTATGACGCTATCCTCTCCCTATACAAGTCCTCGCAAGGGGTGGACATGATGACCGTGAAAACAGAGCTTCAGAGAACAGGCAAGCTCAAAGAAGCGGGAGGAGGTAGTTATCTTGTGGCGCTCACAGAAAGGGTATCCTCTTCAGCGCACATACAGAACCACGCCATACTTCTTATGCAGCTTTATGTTAAGAGAAAGAGTATCGAGGTAGGTTATAACCTTGCTGAGCAGTCGTACGAGGAGGATACTGACATCTTTGAAGTATTAGATAATTCCTACAAAGAGCTTGATAAGATTTCTGATTGGCTTTCGATTAAGCAACCTAAAGAGATAGGCGATTATCTGACAGAAGTACTCAGACCAAGAGCTGAAAGAGATAGTATTCCTATGGCTGTGAGAGATATTAACCTCAAACTAAATGGCTATCAACCAAGCGACCTTGTAATCATTGCAGGACGACCTGCAATGGGAAAAACAGCATACGCTCTAAGTGACGCTCTCCATCAGGCACGAATGGGATACCCAGTAGGGATATTCTCCCTCGAAATGAGTGCAAGACAACTTACAGCGAGGCTCTTTGCGAACTACGCAGGTATAGATGGTAATAAATTAGCTTTTGGCTCACTATCTCCAAGTGAGATGGAAGTAGCAGCAAGTTTTAGACCCTCATTCGGAAAGCTGCCATTGTACATTGACGATGAACCTTACCTTTCTTTGTTGTCCCTAAAAATTAAGGCGAAAAAGTGGGTAAGGGAGAAAAATGTAAAGGCTATTTATATTGACTACCTACAGCTTATAAGTAACAATAATCAAAGAGGACGCACGAGAGACCAAGAGATAAGCGAAATATCCCGTACCCTTAAAGGGTTGGCAAAAGAATTAGACATACCTATCATCGCTCTATCACAATTATCTCGTGGAGTAGAAACACGAGGGGATAAGAGACCCATGTTATCAGACCTACGAGAATCAGGAGCTATTGAACAAGACGCTGATAATGTATTATTCCTCTATCGACCCGAATACTACGGAATATCAACTTGGGAGGATAATACCCCAACATCTAATGAGGTTGAGGTTATTATTGCTAAATTCCGTAACGGAACAACTGGAGGGATAATAGCAGGTTGTCAGTTACAGTACATGCGTTTTTTTGAACGAGGGGGGCTAAATAATCCTTTTCCTTCTCAAGAAAAAGAACTACCAAAAATTGACCCTAAAAACAACAGTCCATTTTAAAGAAAACGAATATGAAAAGTACAAAATTTTTAACAGAATTAAGAGCACGAGGGCTACAAATCACTGAAAAGGAAGCGGAGCACCTCATGGAAATAGCTGTATCTAATTACAGAGAAAACAAGGTAAAACCTATTCTAAAGCGGGAAAATATGGCGCATTACCTTATCCTTGCATTAGCATTCTCGGACGCTACTAATGAGCTATTACACATGATTGACGAGAGTAATTTAAGATATAAATTCAAAAGCAACTTCAAGAATGTAAAAAAGCATACAAGAGATATTGTGGAGGAGTTTTACAGAGTGAATAAAGCCGATACTCAACTCCTTGAAGCGTTCAAGTCATACGCTGATGATATATCTGAAATCGTGTACCTACACTTGGATACTATTAACTCAAATACGCATTAATAGAACTATGAAAAAACAATCATTAAAAGAAAAAGAAGTAGTCGAGTTATTCGAGCATGCCACCCGCAACATCATCAAAGAATTTTGCCACAAGCAAGACCTACAATTTGAATTTGACAATTACGACATCGTCAAGGGCATTGTATGCCTATCCGATTACTTCTTCAATATCGAGGATATATACTTCGATATGAAGGAAAACAAACCCAAAGGAAAGATACTGCAATGGTACGATTACATTATTGAGAATGAAGTGAAGATTAACTACTATTCCTATTGCATGGGATTGAGAAAGGAACAATTAAGTAAAAAGCAAAACGATTAAAATTTATAGAACCATGAAAACAATCCAAGAACTCGTCCCACTTATCCATGGGAAAGAAAGTATTAATTTAAAAAGATAAAAAAATGGAAGAAAGAACAGAATTAGTTACCTTGTTTGTAACAAAAGAAGAAAAAGAGAAGTTCCTTGCATTAGACGGAAATCTAAAGGAACAAGAACAGTTAGTGTTTAATTACTTAAACAAAGTCAAAAGAATGTTAGAGCAGGAGATAAAAGTCGCAGAAGACATGTTCTCTCATTTTGATGATAGAGTGAAATTTATGACAGAGGTTTTAGAAGACATTGAAACTAGAACAGCTAAAAAACTTGAAGAAATCTATGAAAAATTAGAGCCTTCTTTCCAAAAGATTTTTAGTGTTTCAAACAAGGGATACAGCCAGATAGATAGTAAGATAGGTAGTACTCTTGAAAAACTTAGAGATATTGAAAGAAGTTTAGAAAGAATAGACTTCAGAAGAGCTGAGAGATTTGTAGAGATTCTTGAACGATTTAGTCATCTTACTAAAGAAGATAAGGAATTGTATCAACTTTTATTAGAAAGAAAATTATAATAAATAAAATTCAAAAAGATGCAAATCATAAATAATACAGGAGCCATAATTGGAGAGCAAATTAACTTAGGTAACATTGATAATTTAAATATTGATGACTTATTTAAAGGTAACACTAAATCCAGTAAAATGGAAAATAAAATCAAAGCAGAAATAGTAGCTCATAGCAAAAGAGCTAATACAGGTGAAGAGATAATCACCTATAGATTGACTTATCCAAGGATTATCCTTAGTGAGGTTAATACCTACAAGATGATCGAGAAGAATACCTCGTCTTCTAGGGCTTGTCCTTTTGAAAAAATGGTTGAGGTTGTAGAGAAAGAACCTTTTATTCCTATTGCATGGCAAAAATCACATAAGGGAATGCAAGGTACTGAGTATATTACTGATGAAAAAGATATAAAGTTACTAAATTTTAAATGGTTACAATCTAGAGATTCTGCTATAGAAAGTGCTTATAATATCTATAATAATGGTGCTACTAAACAACTTTGCAATAGATTGATAGAACCTTTCATGTGGGTCACACAACTTTGCACAGGGACTCGTGAATCTTTTGAGCACCTTTTTGACCAAAGGTGTCCTTTTTATGAAGTCCCATATTATATTAATGACCTTACAGAGGATGATAGGAAAGTTCAAATGAAGTTAGGAGGTTGTAGTAAAAAGGACATTATAAAACACATCAGAGAAAATAAATTAGATACAGATGTTCTTGCTTGGGATGATTTGAAATGGCTTCAACACAATAAAGGTCAAGCAGAAATCCACTTTATGGACTTAGCCGAGAAAATGTATGATGCTCTGAATGAATCTAAGCCTGATATTTTAGAAGATAATGAGTGGCATATACCTTTCAGTGATAGACCTGAATTTACTCCAGAAATGACCCTAAAAGACAAGATTATTCTATCATGCGCTATGACCGCAAGAATCAGTTACACTAAGATAGGAGATGAAAATACTTTAACAATAGAAAAAGCCAGAGAAATCTATGATAAATGTGTAAAACAAGGGCATTTTTCTGTCGTCTCTCATTGTGCTAAGTGTATGACTGAATATGAACACGAGACTTGGATAAAAGGTAAGGTTGAAATAAGTGAGGAATTAAATGTTTTAGAACTCGATACTGAGTATCAAGGATATTGTAAGAACCTGAGAGGTTTTATTCCTCTAAGACAATTTGTTGAAGATGATATTAAAATTTAACTATGAATAAAAAACTCATCGTCCTATCAGGAAAGAAAAGAGTAGGTAAGGACACTGTGGCAAACCTATTCAATGACTACACTAATCGGAAATACGCATTAAGAGCCTTTGCTGAGCCAGTCAAAGAGATAGTGTCCCAAGCAGTAGGAACAGACTCATATACGTTAGACCTTTACAAGGAAAGCCTATTAGTAGCCGTCAATGGCATAGATAGCAACCTAACTATACGAGAGCTATACCGAAAGACAGCTGACTTCTACAAGGAACTACTCGGAGAAGATATATTCGCTAAGCTAATGCTAAAAAGATTGGCTTATGAGAATTACGAATTTCCAAGGGTGATTATAACAGACATGCGCTTCAAAGCGGAATATGAGCAGATGAAACTACTCGACCCTGTCTTTATCCGTGTGAAATGCAGAATGGGCAATAGGGATACCCATCCCTCCGAAATAGACCTCGACGATGTGCCTGATAGTGATTTTCACTTTATCATAGATAATACAGGTACAAGGACACAACTCAAGGAACAAGTACAAACCATTGTCAAAAAGTTAAGAATATGAAAGTATATATCTCAGGAAAGATTAGCGGCACAGACCTAACTCACACACGCAAGCGATTTAGTGATGTTGCTGACAAACTCCAAGCATTAGGACACGAGGTTACCAATCCTCTTTGTAATGGATTATCTGAAACAGACCCTTGGGAAGCACATATTGCAAAGGATATTGCTAATCTATTACAATGTGAGGGTATATACATGCTACAAGGATGGGAGGAAAGTCAGGGAGCAAGGATAGAACATGCTATGGCAAAAGATGCTAAGTTAATAGTATTTTACGAGTAAAAAAGTAATGATTTAGGGTTATAAGGAGCTTATTTCTGTATCCTCGAAACCCTTTATTTACTTGGCTTTAAAATCACAATTTAACAAAATGAGTTATATTTGTTGTTGGTTTTATTGTCGTTTTTACATACGCAAAAACGTATGTAAATGTTACTCATTTTCAAATAATTATATAAAAAAATTGTAGGAATAGTTTAAATATTTTTGTACCTTTGCGCTTTGAAATAATTTTAATAATTAATCATTAATTATGGATAGTATAATAACAATTCAAAAAATGGCAAGTAAAAAGACAGTCTCAAGTCTTGAGCTTGTAGATCAAATCAATATTTTCAGGAAAGAAGAGGGTAAAGAAACAGAGTTACAGCATAAGACTATGTTAGCTATTATCAGAGATGAGTTCGAGGAAGAAATAGGTCAGCAAAAAATTTTGCCAACCTCTTATAAAGACCAATGGAATAGAGAACAACCTATGTTTGAACTCACTATCGCACAAGGAAAGCAAGTACTACTTCGTGAAAGTAAGTTTGTTCGCAAACGTGTAGTAGAATGGTTGGAAAGCCTTGAACAAGCAAGAAAACCAATGACAGCTGGAGAGTTATTAATGACTCAAGCACAAGGAATGATTGCTTTAGAAAAAGCGCAACAAGCACAAGCTGAACAAATCGCATTGCAAAATGAGCGTCTCACCAAGATAGAAGCTAAAATAACCACTAAGAACGAGGATTATTTCACTATTTCAGGATATAGCAATATTGTAGGCAGGAGAGTACCTTTACAACAAGCTATTTCAATGGGTAAAAAAGCTGCTAAAATATGTGTACAAAGAGATATACCAATGGGCAATGAATACGATGCAAAATACGGATTTGTTAAAAGTTATCCTACTGAAGTATTAAAAGAAGTATTTGCAAATAACTAACAAATGAAACACCAAGAAAGCACCCTACAAACCTCCTGTGTGAAATGGTTTAGGCTCCAGTATCCTAACCTCGTGATATATGCTGTCCCTAATGGTGGCAGTCGAAACGTTCGAGAAGCTCAACGCCTCAAGGCTGAGGGGGTATTAGCGGGAGTGGCTGACTTGGTAGTACTCCTCCCCCAAGGTAAAAGCCTTTATATCGAGATGAAGGTAAAAGGGAACAAACAAACAGACAACCAAAAAGACTTTCAAAAAATAGCCGAAACCCTCGGACATACTTATGCTGTATGCTATTCCTTTGATGAGTTTAAAAGGATCGTTGAAGAAAAACTAACAACTAACAACTAAATACCATGCTTGAGAAAATTAAAACAGCCATCGAAGACATCACCCAAGAACCTCTGAAAGGGAGGAATGTATACCTGAAATTATTCTGCGGACTTGCTTACAAACATTCTTTTTCTACTCAAAAAGAAGTAGCCGCTTTCTTAGATATTCCTATCACAAGCGCTGCCTATTATAGAAAGGAGCATATTAGCATGTGCGAGAACACAGAATACCGACAGCTATGCAAAGAAGTAGAGGATAAAATACTGTAATTCTATACCATTTTCATATTAGTTTATTAATTTCTTTCAACAACACCACTCCTAAATTATAGAGTGGTGTTTTTTATAATTCAAAACTTTCATCCTCATAGTATTTCAGAATACGATAGGCAGAAGGTGTTTTATTTACCTCCTCTACTATGACATCCACAATAAAAGCAAACTTTAATGGGTTTTGTGCTGGATTAGATAGTATTTTTTCTCTATCATCATCATTTTCAAAAATAAGTCCTAAAGGTTTATCGTTAAGGCTTTCAATAATACCCTTGTTTCCTTTTTTCTTATCTACTGCCTGATAAAGGGTGAGTATCTGTTTGTGCTCAACCCCTTTAAGTTCTTTTTGTCTGAGATTTTCCTTTTCTCGTTTTAGTCCATTTTGTATAGCGTTTGCTTCCATTGAAGGAATGTTTATATTTATATCACAATTACTATTTCCTGCCACATAAACATTGAGCACAGAACCCTTATCTAAGGCAACAGGATTAATCATGTTAGAAAAATCATCACAATCACTGGTAGAAAGTTCAGGTTTATCTACTACATCACCACTTCCTATAAAGTAATTGAATACATTTTACAAATGTCCTGCGAAATCAGCTACTACATTGATATTTTCTGCAAAAGGAATAATCCCAGATAATAAGGAAATGTCAAACAATTCTACGATAATAGAACCCTTTCGGACTTCCTTTACATAGAGTTTAGCGTCTGAATTTTGCCCTTTCTCTTTATTGAATTTGTCAAATTGAGAAGTAACTGATAGCATAGAACGAGTTAAGGACAACAATTCCACTGGCTGTTTGTTGTCAATCTTAAAAACTAATGTCGTTAATTCTTGTTCCATTTTGTTCTATTTAGAGAGTACAAAGATAGTGAAAAAAAAACTATTTTTTATTCCTCTTTCTTGTCCTGCTCGTACCGCTCCTTTTGTTGCAAAGGGTCTGCTTCCTTATCCTGATAAGGGTACTTCCTGACAATCCCTAACCAGCGCCCCTGCTCATCGTAGAAGTGAGTAAAGTCATTTCCTACAGGTATTAACTCTACTACTTCGCAATTTAGAATTTTAGCTATCTCCTCAAGTCCTTTTGTATTCATGCCTTTATTGATTTTAGAATTAAGGCTTTGTTTAGATATACCGAGCTGCTTAACAAGGTCTTGCATTTGTATATTTTTTCTTTTAGCAACCTCTTTTATTCTGTACATATATAATTATTTTTTTTGCAAAGGTAATATTTTTATATGAATAAACAAACAAAAATGAATAGAAAAACTTTAACTTTTTGTTAATCTCTGAAAAACAATAACTTACAACCAAAAATAAAAGAGGTAATATTTTTTTATTACCTTTTGTTTGTCAGGTCAAAAAAAAGTATTACCTTTGCACTGTCAAAATGAAACAAGAATATTAATCATTAAATAATACGAATATGACAGCAATGAAAAAATACACTGTAAGCCCTAATTTGAATTATTGGTCTTCTGAGGTAGCTAAGACATCTAAAAGTTTCAAAGAAAAAAAAGAAGCCTTACAATATGCAGACGAATTAATAAATAAAGGTTGTAAAACAACTCATTTTATAACAGATTATTATTTAAATAATGAGTGTATAAAAAGCGAATTTGCTCGCTATAATGGTGAAAAAATTGAAATATATAGTGTAACGAAACATGAGGTTCAATCGTCTATAGATAAAAAAGAGCTTAATAAATTTAATAGATTAAAATCAAAAAAAGGGGTAATTATTGATATAGACGAATCTATTAATGCCATCTTTCTTATAGATACAACAAAAGAAAATTCTTTTTTTTCAGAAGCTAAAGGTGAAATAATATATACCAACAATCTTAATTACCTAAAAAAAATAAAGGCTATATAACAAAAAGACCTAAGCAAGTCTAAAAACTGCTTTCAAACTCAAAAAAAACAACCTAAAAATAACACGAATATGAAACCAATGAACAAACAAGAAGCATCATTAGCTTACCTTACATTACAATTTAGCTTTGTAAGACCTCTTGAATTAGTACTCAGAAACCTTAACGAGGGTATATACGAATATGGTAACCAGCAAGACATGAATTTTCTCAATGAAACATTACAAGATTGCGTTAATGCGTTGCTTAATGCCCTTAATATTAACCTCGAATGCCCCGCCCTTGAGGGTACATTCTCAAAAGAAAATGAACAAAAATTCATCAAGTATTTTACCTTGTTAAAGCAAAAATATCAAGAATATTCAGATGTAATAGAACTCTAACAAACAGCCCTGAGCAAGGCGCAAAAAGGCTCAATTTTTCAACGATTAACACCTAAATCAATCAACCTATGACACCAACCATTCAACCAGTATTAAACCTTGCTAATCTCATTGATGAGAGATACTATATCAGTACTATATATGATATTGATTTTAAAAACTATCAAACCTCAGTTTTTGACATGAGTACTATTACATGCGTATTAGAACAAACAACTACCAGCTATAGAATGGCACAAGGTAACCATCAGAGAGCATTAGAAACTTATGTCAATAAGACAAAACAAATAGATGCACAAATTATATATGAATACTCATATAATTGTTATGCTGTACGTACTACTTTGCCACTGAAAGGGCGTGGTATTACCAAATCAGAGCAAACAGAGGGGCTGTATTATGCCACTGAAAAAGCTCTTGAAAAGTTAAAATCACAATATAAGTGTGTATCTAAAACTAATTATTCAATATAAACATATAACACATACCAAAATGAAAAATACAGATAAAAAAACAGTCTTTTGCCTTGCATGGCAATTCTTCAAGCAGACAGGGTATACTTTTTCAGAATGCTTAAAAAAAGCATGGGCAAATATCAAGCTCAAAGCTAAAATGAAAAGCCAGATAGTAGAATTTCACTACAAGAAATTAGACGGCTCAATACGTCAAGCCTTTGGCACATTGTCAAACACACCCCCTACCACAACCAACCGCAAACCTAATGAGAATCTTTTTACCTACTTTGATACGGTCAAAAACGAATGGCGTTCATTCTATAAATTTAACATCTTAGACGTGGTATAAAATGCCCTTCATTTTTGAAGCAGTTAAAATTATTTTCGTATCTTTGCAGATGTATCAGAACAAAAAATATTCAAAAAAAATACGAATTTTATACAAACGAACATAGCAGCCCTTTGTGACCTATATCGTACCTTTGCCCTATATACCAAGAGGTATATAAGGGTCTTTGAAATAATATTGCAACTTAATACAAGGTAATAAATGAAAATACTAACATTACAGATCACAGGTGATAATTTTGAAGCTATCTTAAAAGGGGTTCAAAAAATTGAAACACGCCTTTGCGACACACCTAAATTGATTAATAGATATTTTTATGTCAATGATAACGGTGAAAACGAAATACAAAAATATGACGCTTTAAAGTTGATCAATGGCAGAAAAACATCAGGAACAAATCCTGAATTAATAGTCGAAATAATAGACACCAATTGGCATGATTACATTGATGAAAAAGGCAGGCAAATGACCTATGAGTTTGAAGGTGATGAATACCCTTACATAGGTATTGAATTTACATTAGGTAAGGTAATCGAACACAAAAACACAGAAAAATTCTTTAAGTAAAAGAATAGAATTACATAGCTTAAGAGAGGTTGCAGGTAATTAAAGTCCTTGCAACCTCTCTTTTTATTATACAATCATTTAAAAACACTTTTTATTATGGCAAAGAAAGTAACAGTATTTGCCACTTCTGGTTATAGTGGTGGCAGAAGAGGGGCAACAGACCCATCAACAGGTAGAACAAGTCATGGTGGACGTTACATCACACGAGAACAACGTAGAGCTGACTTAAGAGCGGCGTTTGGTGTAAAAGGATAACATCATGTCTAAATTCGCACAAACACAAGCAATAATACAGTCTATCCGTACCCAAACGGATACGGCTGTATTATTCTATTCAGCAGGGGGCAAAGATAGCATCGCACTACTTGATATGCTCGCCCCTCGCTTTAAAAAGGTAATATGCTATTTTATGTATCTTGTCAAAGACTTAGATCATATACAGATATACATAGACTGGGCAATAAAGAAATACCCCAACGTAGAAGTCCGCCAAATCCCACATCTGATGTTAGATGTTATCAAGAAAAACGGCTTTTTCTGTGATGAAGAACCTGATACAAAAGTACGTAAAATAGGTGAGATTGAACAATCTGTAATGCAAGAATGCAACTCACAATATGCCTTTTCAGGAATGAAAGGCGTAGATGGTTTTATGAAACGCATGCGCCTTAAAATGTGGGCGCCTACTTTCACCTCTCCCAAAGGTATGGTATATCCATTAGCATTATGGACAAACAAAGAAGTATTACAGTACATAGCTAATCGTAACCTTATCAAACCAATGGTATATGTAGCTAAATCTGTAAGTCAAGGGGTAGGGTTAGATTATGAGACCTTATCATTCCTTCAAAAGTACTACCCTAATGACCTAAAAAAGATACTCCAAGAGTTTCCTTATGCTGAAGTAGCCCTACATCAAGAACCTCAAAAAACACAAACCAATGAAAGAGTTTAAGCAATCAGAAACACAAACCATAAACAGATCACAAATACACTTTGCTCCATATAATCCAAAGAAGCACACAGACGAGCAGGTAAAAGCAATCTTAAAAGACCTTAAAAAGAATGGTTTCTATGGTGGCATTGTTTGGAATAAAGTAACAGGTAATCTTATTGATGGACACAAGCGGGTAATGGCACATGACCTATATCACAAGTATAACGGCACTCCTGAAACAGATTATCCTATCAAAGTGGAAGTTGCTGAGTTTGACCTTAAAACAGAAAAAGCTCGTAATATATGGCACACCAAAAGCCAAACACCCTTAGATGATGACCTGATGCGTGCTTTAGTTCCTGACCTTAATAACTACCAAGAAGCAGGACTAACCGATTTCGACGTTTCTATGTATAGTGTAAGTGTAGATAATTATTCGTCTTATTCCTTTAATGACACTTCCACAACTCAACAATGGTCAAAAAACACAGAAGAAGATGAAGCTCTACAAGCCATTGACGAGGCTACCAAAGAGAGTGAGGAAAATCGCAATATTGACCGCTCTGTAAATTTCTATGAGGATACTCCTGAGAACCAAATCGCACGACACAACGAAATACAGAAAGTAAAAGACCGTATCAGTAACACCAATAATTCAGACAAGGATGGAGGTATGCTATCTTATGTAGTGGTCAAGTTTCAAAACCCTAAACACAAAGAGGCTTTTATGATACGTATGGGTTATGATCCTTACGAAAAAATGATTATTGGAGAGGAATTTTCTAATAGTATAGAACGGATAGATTAATTAACATTTAATAACTTTTGATATGAAACCACGTAAGAAGATAGATAATGAAAAATATACAGACGAGGAGCTTAAACAAGCTCTTATCAAGGCTAACGGACAACCTACTAAAGCTGCCGAAATACTTGGCGTTACCTATCCATCTGTATATGGGCGTATTCGTAAAAATCCTGAATTGGAAATGGTACAAAAAGCCTACCGAGCACGTACATTCAATGATGTATCAAACTTGGTATCTGTCATTGCTATTATGGGTGTTATTCGTGAGCCTCTTACTGATGAAGAAGGTACTGTAATACCTAATCAATTCCGTGAAGTGCCAGTTGATTATCGTACTCGTATGACAGCCATGCAAACAGTACTATCTACTTTCAAAACAGACGATGGCATAAAAGACGAAGTTTCCGTACAAGGCAGCATAGACATTGCCCAATGGCTAAAGAACAATAACAAGAACAATGATTAAGACCCAACCTGTATATGATCCTTTGTACTTGAATAAGGATAAGTTTATCATTATAATCACTGGAGGGCGAGGATCTGGTAAATCGTACAACGCCTCTACCTTCCTTGAACGATTATCTTTTGAAGCTGGGCATAAAATCCTTTTTAGCCGTTACACTATGGTATCAGCTCATAACTCTATTATTCCTGAGTTTGAAGAAAAGATACAAGCAGAGGGGACACAAGCCTATTTCAGTGTAACGAAAACGGCTATCAAAAACACCTTTTCAGGTTCTGAAATCCTATTCAAAGGGATTAAGACCAGTTCAGGAAACCAAACCGCTAACCTCAAATCATTACATGGTATTACTACTTTCGTAGGTGATGAGATGGAGGAATGGGTAGACGAGGAATCTTACAAAAAGCTCTTGTACTCTATTCGTCAAAAAGACATGCAATTGAGGGTTATCCTCATTATGAACCCTTCTAATGCTGAGCATTTCATCTATAAGAAGTATATCGAGCAAACACATAAGGTAGTAATGATTGATGGTGTGGAGGTACAAATATCCACTCATCCTGATGTGTTGCATATTCATACTACCTACTTAGATAATATCGAATACCTAAACGATATTTTTTTACAACAAATCAAGCGCCTTAAAGAGGATAGCATCACACAAGCAACCGATGAGCATGGCAATTTCTCTCAAGCCTTGTTTAACAAAAGTGAATACGCACAAAAGATTATAGGTCGCTGGGCTGATGTATCCGAAGGGGTAATATTCACCAACTGGGAGACTGGAGCATTTGACACTTCACTCCCTTATGGATACGGACAAGATTACGGATTTTCTATTGACCCTGATACACTCATCAAAGTAGCCGTGGATAATCGCAGCAAAATCATTTACATTGATGAAAAGTATTATAACAACAAGCAATTATCCTCTGACGGGCTTTACCAGCTCAATAGCACTTTGATAGATCGCCCTGATGACCTTATTGTAGCTGATAGTGCCGAGCCTCGACTTATTGCAGACCTAAGAGACAAAGGACTAAATATAGAACCTTGCGAAAAAGGAGCAGGCAGCGTATCAGCAGGTATAACCACTATGCTCAATTATAAGTTAGTGGTAACGCCTGAGAGCTTCAATGTGATGAAGGAGCTAAAGAATTACGCTTGGAATGATAAAAAAGCAGGTATCCCCATAGACAACCACAACCACGCTATAGATGCTATTCGTTACATTACAATGAAGCTGCTAAGTGGAACAAATAACAACCTATACCAACTCGCCTCAATGATTTAGCGGAGAGTCTCCGTGGCAACTCAAAATTAAAAACTCAAAATTCAGAAACGATGACCCAAGAAGAATTTAAACAAGATGTATCTCTGATTGACACCACTACCTATCAAAGGCAGTATGATGTTAAAAAGCATGAGATATTCACTAATAAGCATAAGTTCCCAGATCCTGAAATCGTAATACCTCTTACAGACGAGGTGGGTAATCCCTTATTAGATAGTCAGAACAAACCACGTTTTGAAAAGCGTACTCGTTCACTCAATCGTATAGGCTTACCCTATCAAAAGCGTATTGTTGAAATTGCTACCATGTTTCAAACAGCTATCCCTTACAAATATACCGCAGAGGATAGTCCACTCTTTGCGGCCTTTAAAGAGGTTATCAAAGCCAACAAAATGAGCTTCTCTGATAGTGCTATTTGTACAGAGGTCAAGCGCTACACCCTTGTAGCTGAGCTTTGGTATCTGGAGGAGCAGCCTAACGAACAATATGGTGTACCTACTCAATACCTATTGCAACACAAGGTACTATCTCCACTCAAGTATAAGCTATATCCACGCTTTGACGACAATGACAACCTTATCTCTTTTGCTATTGAAAGCACTACCAAGGATAATAAAAAGACCATATTCCAAGGCTTTACCGCTGATGAGATATACACTTTTACCACAGAGAATGGATTTACTACCACAGAGGTAAAACCTAATATAATTGGTAAAATACCAGTAGTACTCTATCGTCAAGAAGAAACAGAATGGAATGCTGTACAGCACCTCATAGAGATAGCTGAGGTACAGCGTACCTATTTTTCTGAAAGTAACAAGAAGTTCGGAGAACCTATCCTAATGATCGCAGGAAAGGTAGAAGGTAAAATGGCTGTCAATAATACAGGGGGCAAGGTCTATGAGGTCAAGGACGGGGGTAATGTTCAATTCGTAGTACCACCTAATGCTAATGAAAATTTTGACCGTGAAATGAGTATGAACAGGCGTGATATACACGAGTTCACCCATACCCCCGACCTTTCCGATGAGTTCTATGCAGGCAAAGGAAATATGCTTTCCGGAGTAGGGCGCAAACTCGCATGGCTACCCGCTCACCTCAAGGTAAAAGATAACGAAGCTATATTTATTCCCGCTCTACAAAGGCGTATCAATATCATTTTGGCTTTCCTCTCTAAGATGTATATTCCCTTTGAGAAAGAACTCAAAACCATAAACATCACCCCTATCATCACTCCGTTCGATATTGACGACGATACCGAGATGATACGTACCCTTATGGAAGCCAACGGAGGAAAACCTTTATTATCACAACGAGAAGCCATGCAACGCTTTGGTATTACAGACCCTGAAGCCCAACTACAACAAATCAAAGACGAGGAAAATAGCAGCCTCAATGAAGCAAGTATCTAATGAATTACGATAACGAACATAGAAAACACCTACTCGCTTACCTACAACAGATAGAACGATTATTCTATCAGTGGGTAGGTTTTTCTGTGTCATTGGCTCTTAAAACTGACTTCAAAGAGTTTGTTACAAAATCTTTATTTGCCTTTGCCGCTACCAAAAAAGGAAAAGCCTTTGATAAGGAGTTAGAAAAATTCAGCAACCAATTAGACCAAATCATAAAGCAAGGCATTACCAAAGAATGGGCTTTTGCGAACCTCAAACAGGATAAACTACTAAGAGAAGGACTAACCAAGTATCAGAACTTAGAAGCCCTTGAGACCTTTAAGAAACGTAAGATTAAAGATTTCACGGTCTCCAATCGTGTATGGGACATCGCTAAAAAAGCCCAAACTGAAATAGAACTTGCTTTATCTGTTTCCTTGGAGGAGGGCAAAAGCGCTGTCCAACTAAGCCGTGAAGTACGCAACCTATTGAACAACCCCACTGCATTATTTCGCAGGGTAAGGGACAAATACGGCAACCTTGTACTAAGCAAGAACGCCCAAAACTATCACCCTGGGCAAGGAGTTTATAGAAGCGCCTACAAAAACGCTTTGCGCCTTGCCAGCAATGAAATCAATGTAGCCTATAAGTCCGCTGATTGGTTGCGCATACAGCAAAACCCTGATGTAGTAGGCTTCGAGGTACGCCTATCCCCACAGCACAAAGTATATGATGTATGTGATGAACTCAAAGGTAAATATCCTAAATCTTTTCACTTTCACGGCTGGCATGTAGGCTGTAAGTGTCATATTGTTACTATTCTTAAGACTGACGAAGAACTTATCAAAGAACTCAAAGCCGATGAAACACTACCTCCTGAAAGTTCCTCTAATTACGTGAGTGATGTGCCAAGCAACTATAAACAATGGGTAACAGATAACAAAGATAGGTTCAAGAATTGGAAAACAAAGCCTTATTTTATTGAAGCTAACAGAAATGATAAGGATATATTACAGAAATTATTAGAAGTATCAAAGCCTTTCCAAAAAAAGTACTTATGTAGCCTTTGAACTAAAATAAAAAACTACCTTGAATATTGTGAGTTCAAGGTAGTTAGTGAGCTTCGGGATATAACCGCAATTACACTCTGGCGGGCGTTGCCCATAAATAATGTTTTTAAAGGTGAAAACTCGGCTTAACATCTATCTCTTGCGTATAGCTTTGCATTCCCATTCTCTGGCGGGCGTTGCCCAAAACTTTACCCACATTATTTCACCGCAAATATACAACAATATTTTTAAATATCAACAAAAATATGAAAATTAACACTATTGACATACAAGCTACCTACCATACCTACCTTTTAGATGGAAACTACAAGGATTTACTTTGCTTTCCTCCTCTCAAAAAACTAAATAGTAACGACTGGGCAGAGTATTACGGCAAAGAATACGACACAGACGATCCACAATTAGACACATTCTCTTTTTCATTGTCTTTTGTCTCCAAAAGCGACCGATACGATGCCTTTATATCCTTTCTATCCGCTCAAACCTATAATGATTTTCTTTTTGAGGAGCTGGGTAAGTCTTTCCGATTTCGATTCGTTGGGGTGAGAAAAGCTAAAAAAGAAGAAGGCTATATCACCTATGAGGCTACTTTTGCTAATGATAATCCATTGCATGGTTACACCCATACAGCCCCTAATGACACTTTACCTCCTTCAGGTTTTACGATTGACAACATAGACCTATCCAAGTATGGTATTTACCTATTGGAGGAGAATGAAAGTAACTTGCTAAAGAGCTATGAGGTTAAAGAACACCTAACTACTACAAGCAATACCATTATGGGGGTACAATATGCTGAATATCCTAATGTGTTTAAGGAACGTACCCTTGAGCTTCTCTGCTACATCAAACAGCCTATCAATCGCTTTTGGAAATTGTACGAAGCGCTATTATACAACCTTTCTCAAAGAGGAGAACGCTCCATTAATGCTTTGGGTAGTACCTTTAAGGCTATCTATCAAAAAGCAAGTGTAAAAGAGGTGCTACTCACAAAAGACACTTTGAGAGTGGAATTTACCCTTTACTTTGTGGTAGTATAAAAAATATACAAAGAAAATACAAAAAATAAACAAACTCATATAAAGAGTATGTCTCACGCATGGTGTATCTTTGTGCTTGGAATTTAAGCACTAATCGCTGATAACTATGCAACTTCATTTTAATAGCACCTATATAGATGTCCTACCTACTGATGAGAGCTACCGATACCGCTCCATTATGGGAGAACACACCCTTACCTTATATTTTGCATTACCTTCTTATACAGATATACCTACTGGGGCATGGTGTGAATTTGCTAATGAGAGGTACACACTCAATCAGCCCGCTAAAATCGTAAAACATAACACACGACACTTTGAATATACCCTTACCATGGATAGTGAGGGGGTAAATCTCAAGAATTACAAGTTTCGTAATCCAAACGATAAGACCCTTAAATTTCCTTTTACAGCTTCCCCTCGTTATCATATTCAGATATTAGTAGATTGTCTTAATATGATAGATAGCGGGTGGCAAGTAGGTAATTGTATAGAAGCCTCTGAGAAACTTGTATCTTACAATCATAATAACTGCCTCGAAGCATTGGAAATGATAGCCAAGTCTTTTGAGACAGAATACGAGATTATAGGTAAAACTATTCATTTGCATAAGGTAGAGTATTTCAAGAACAATCCCCTACCCCTCCAATATGGCAAAGGCAAAGGCTTTAAAACAGGTGTAAGCCGCACTACCGAACAAAGTCGTATTACTCGCCTCTATGTACAAGGAGGCGATCGTAATATTGACCGCTCTAAGTATGGCAACAAGGAATTATTGCTACCCAAATCACAAGAGTATGTTTATGAGGGTGTAACATTCCTTTCAGATGACAAAGGGCTATCAATAGCTATCAAGAATGCGCAAAACAACGGCTTTATCAATGAACAAAGCCTTGATTTGTCTCATATATACCCAAGTCGCAAAGGGACTATATCGGCTGTGTTTGAAGTGGATAGAAATAAACACTTCTACGACTTTGCCGACACAACCATACCTGAAGCGTTGAACTTTGCAGACCTCCAAATCAAAGGGGAAAAGATGGTGATATACTTTGAAAGTGGTATGTTATCAGGGCGTGAGTTTGAGATTAGCCGTTATGAGCATAGCAGCGGTTACAACCATAGCACACGCCGCTTTGAGATAGTCCCTAAGGAAGAGGACGGCACGACCATGCCTAATGATATATTTAAACCTGCTATAGGAGACCAATATTCTGTATATAACATGCACTTACCTGCTGCCTATATTTGCGACAATGACACCAAAACGGGCGCCAGTTGGGAGATGATGAAAGAAGCGTGTAAGTATCTGTATGAAAATAGAGCAGACCTATTTACCTTTACTGGTGATTTGGACGGAATATGGGCTAAAAAGAACTGGGCTAATGTAGGCGGACGTCTCAAAATGGGGGCTTATATCAATTTTTCAGACACCGAATTTCAACGTACCCCTGTAGCTATTCGTATTGTAGGGCTTAAAGAGTATGTAAATAACCCCTATAGCCCACAAATAGAGCTATCCAATAAGATACAAGGGCATTCTTTTGTTTCTGAAATGCGAAAACTCCAAAACCAAGAAGTATATTTTGGAGAACTCAACAAGCGCACACAATCACTAACCAAAAGAAGCTGGCATGATGCCCAAGAAACCATCAAACAGATAGAAGCAGCCTTTCCTGAATATACTAAGAGCATCGTCCCTGCTACTATACAAACCATGATGGCACTTATTGGAAACAAAGCTACTCAATTTGCTTTTGTATCCTCTAAGACAAATCCCATTACTGTACCTCATGCATTGTATTTCGATAAAGCAACAAAGCAAATCAAAGCAGGTAGTGGATGGATAAAGCATTACACCCTTGGCACCACAGACATCAAGCCAAGCCACTCCGCTTCTGACTATAAATATTGGAATGTATCCTCATTTGTATCAGGGAGATTGGACAACAAGGCTAAAACCTATTACCTATACATCAAAGCGAGTAAAACAGCTGAAACCGCTCAGTTTGTTCTATCAGAGAACAAGATTGGCATGGAAGAAGTAGCAGGCTTTTATCATTTTCTATATGCTACAGTCAATTCAGAGTACGATGGAGATCGAGGAATAGCCCTACTTAATGGGTTTACCGAGATTACAGGCGGGCAAATGGTAACCAATAAAATCAGCTCAGGGAATGGAGAGCAGTATATCCAGCTCTTAGACAATGAAATCATTATCAAAGCCAACCTACGTATCACTGATGGGAACAAATTAGAGTTCAAGCAACTTATTAACCCTGATTTGCAGTCATTGGAGAGTAGGTTAAAACAGTACTCTAATGAACAAACAAGCAATATCCAAGTAGGTGGGAGAAACTTTGTTTTAAACTCTCGATTTTCAGTAAATAGCCATGCTAACTGGTCTAACTATAATGACAGCACATTTGGGAATGTAGCTCGCATAGACAGACCCGAGGGAGGAGGGGGCTTTCAGCATACTTTTACATTGGCTCCTTACAATTACAATGATAAGGATTTAGTATTTATGGTTATAGCCAAACACTTGTATAATGGTAGCTTTAATTTCGGTAAGTGGCAGAATAGCTATACTGCTGTAAATGTTGAGAATGGAATACCTATTAATGGGACTCAAAAAAAGGGCTTAGGGAACGGCTGGAGTGTATATTGGGCAAAGGTAAATATGCCTGATATAGGAGATGGTGTGTTAGGATTAAATACTGTATCAGGAGGGTGGTTGTTTTATGCATGTGGTGTGTTTGAAAGTTCTACACTTGTAAATTGGTCTCCTGCTCCTGAAGATGTATGGGGTACTATGGTAGATTTAGGTATCATTGACAAAAATGCAGCGGCTATCAATGAAGCCGAAAAAGCCAATATAAAGTATATCAATGGAGTGTTTAGTAAGGGAGGTAATTATGATAGCGAAACGGGTATTGTAAAGAATACTATTACTACAGGTGCTCTTACTGTTGGCAATGTATCTGGAGGAAATGCAGGTATTAATGGGGCTGGTCTTGATGGTAAATCTATACGCTTCTTTGCAGGGAAACCTTACAAATTAAAAGAGCAAGCTCCTTTTAGAGTAGATGATAACGGAGAATTATGGGCTACCAATGCCCATATATCAGGAGAGATTGAAGCTAATAGCGGAAAAATTGGGCAATTCTATATTAATAATGAAAAAAACGAAAAGAGAGGGAGAATATATGCAGGTAGCGCTGATACTTCTGAAATAGAGATAGGAAATACTGGTATTGTCGTAGATAGTAGAGCTTCATTTGATGGTCTTTTCGCTTCATTTGGGGACTTTAATGCTGCTGTTGGTGTTAATACCTATATTGCACAAAAGATTGAATACACAGGACGTTCTTATAATCGAATAGGTTCTTACATTAAGATAAGACCTAATCATATATCCTCTGACAATGCTTTAGCTCAATTTATAGATGGGAATATATCAAGTATTGGAAAGAGGGCTATTTATGATGATGGATATATAGGAGTAGCTGATATTAATACTATCGTTGATAACATAAAGTATACTCATACGTTTATATTTACAGGAGTAACTACTGATTTTAGAACTGTATATCTTCCTAATGCACAACAAATAAATCAAATAGTTGGGGTAAACAATGCATCCTTTGAACTTACTATTATAATGTCTATTCATGTGGAAGGAAGGAGAGTCAGAATACAAGGTGTTAATGGAGGAGCTTTGTTAGATAACAATGGGAATTGGCATGCAGGTAATAACTTTGGATATATGGATATGGGTAAAGGAGATGTATTAAAATTGCGCTACTATAACAGTCATTATTATATGACAGGACACAATTATTAAAATTTAATTTATACAAATATGCAAATCATTCAGAAAACAACGCGTATCACCGCACAAGAAGAAGTACAAGGGGCAAATGTGATGTACTCTTACGAATTTGAAAAAGACCAACACCCGCAAGCAGTGGCTTTTTCTGTACAGAAAAGTACAGAAGGGCAAGTAGGATATTCCTATTTGCAAGGAACAGTAACCGAGCACGATTTTAATATGCAAAACAACAATTTCCAACCTTCGGATATTGACTTGATAAAGCATATTCACACCACTTGCACGGCTCTTATCAAAGGAGAAAACACTGAAAAACCAAAATCCAATGATACGAAAAAATAGGTTTCTCGTGCCAAAAGGGTATAGGGCAATTACCCTATATCCTTTCATCTTCGTTCGCAACGATAGTGATAAGTACGATAAAGAGCTCATCAATCATGAACGTATTCACTTGCGACAACAAAAGGAACTACTGGTACTCCTTTTCTATATCTGGTATTTTCTTGATTTTCTTTTCAAGTATTTACGCTATCGCAATTGGGATAAGGCTTACCGCAATATTATCTTTGAAAGGGAAGCCTATGCCAACCAAAACAACCTTGACTACCTCAAGGTAAGGGGTATATGGTGGTTCACCGCTTATTTTAAAAATAATAGTCAATAACAAAAAAATAAATGGAAAAAATATTTGTAATTCTTTGGATACTACTCTGTATCTATATTCTTGTACTCCTTATGATATTTGCCGACCTTTGGAGTGGGGTTCGCAAGGCTAAACGATTGGGTATTGCGCGTAACTCCTACGGATATAGGCGAACCATTAGCAAAATGGCACAATACTACAATATACTGATTGCTTGTACCATTGTGGATAGTATGTATGGAATGCTTTCTTGGTTTTTAGAAACCTATTATCAATATTCGATTTGGTTATTCCCGTTCTGTACATTCTTTATAGCCGTAGTCTTATGTCTTATCGAAATCAAATCGATACGCGAAAAAGCCGAAGATAAGGTGCGGTTTGACCGTGCAGGACAAGCCATTCAACAAGTGTTTATCAATCGTGATAACTTAGAGGAAGTAGCTAAGAGTATTTCTAATTATATGAAAGAAAGTGATAATTCTAAAACAGAAGACCATGAACCAAACACAGCTTAATTTTATCAAAACCTACAAGCCCTACGCATTGGAAACAGAGCGTAAGACAGGCATTTCTCATCTTTTTATCCTTGCTCAGTCAGCATTGGAGACAGGTTGGGGGAATAGTGCTCCTGGCAATATGATGTTTGGCGTGAAAGCGTCTATCTCCATACCTCTTGAAAAGCGTCAACTGGTACAAACTACAGAGATTCTATCCACAGACAAGGCTAAATTCCCTGTTATTATCAGTATAGAAAAGCGCCCTGATGGCAGGTTCAAGTACACGGTTAAGGACTGGTTCCGAAAGTACGATACCCCTGAAGAATGTTTCACTGACCACGCTAATTTCTTTTTCAGGAATAAGCGATACGCCAAAGCGTTGGAGGTCAAAGCCGACCCTTACAAGTTTGCCGAGGAAGTAGCTCGTGCGGGCTATGCTACTGCTCCAAATTATGCAAATAGCCTCAAAACACTCATTAAAGAAATTGAAAAAGTAAAATAAATCATTATGACAGAAGTAAAAGAACTAAAAAAAGAGTATGAAAGCCTACTCGTTAAAGTAGAACAATTGCCACGTACAAGAGAATTATCCCTTGTTATTACGAAGTTGGAAGAGGGTCTTATGTGGCTTGAAAAATCAATCAAAAAAAGTCAAAATAATGTATGAGAAAGTTTTTGAGTTTACTATTAGCTCTTTTGTTACTGACTGGTTGCAAAAGCAAAAAATCAAACCGAACCGAGCACAAAGAAGAGCAATGGAGCGAAAGAAAGGATGTAAAAGACAGCTCCACACACGTAGAAAAAGTCCAAAAGGTAAGCGTTTTTGACCTACAGCAATCCCAATCCTATGAAATCACCCTTGAAAGTGATAAGGACAGTGTAGGAAATACTAAGGAAGTAGTGTATTATCGTATCAGGGACGGCGACAAGGAGACTATAAGAGTACAGGGCGGAAAGGTAACCCTTAAAACCATAGATAACCTTTCTAAGAGCTTGCAACAAGCTGATACTACTCTTTATATAGATAATAAGATAAGCCAAAAAACCGAGATACAAAGCCAACATACACAAGCCGCTAAGCAAGTAGATAAAGATATTAAGACAATACCTATAGCACTTATTATAGCTGCATTGTTACTTGGTGCTTTTGCCTTGCTCTTGTGGAGATTGAAGCTATTTCGGTAAATAAGTAAGCCCTCATAGTGAGGGCTTTTTTTATTATACATTTTCTATCAGTCTCAACTTCTCAATGTAATAATTCTTGAGGTTTAGCAAATCTTCATTTGTGAATTTATTACGACCCAATTGTAACCTCTTATGGGTAGTAGTAGATAATGCCTTGCCAATGGCTACTGATACCTGCCTATCTGATAACTCTAATAATTCAATGATATAGAGTACTTTTTCTTGTGCTGTCATAATTTTATCACATTAGCCTTATACCAATCCCACGCTTCATCTAAAAATTGTAATTCAGAAATAACTGGGGCTAATTCCCCTCCTGTTATATTTACATTATTCTGAATAATTATGAGTTCATATTTCTCATTTTCATTGCACTCATATAATTTTCGAATATTGTTTTGTAGCTCATAATTAAGGAACAACTGTTGTGTACTTGTTCTAATCACTAATATCAATGATAAATAGCGAGGAGAGTATATGTAATGAAATCCACTGGGCATCTCAATAGGTTCTACTGCCAATAAAAATTTAGGCATTTTTAGTTCAAAAAATCTACTTTTACTCATGTGCTATAAAGGTTGTTATTTGTTAGATTGTTTTTAAAATAAGCCCCTAACACTATATTAGAGGCTTATTTTCTTTATTGTCTGCCTTGAAAACCTTGTTTTCTTGGCTTTTTATACAAATTATCATCTATTTGTTGAGGGTCTCTAAAATTCTTTCCAGTTGCACAAAGGTACTTAGCGTTGGTGATCGCTTGTATTTCATCTTTTGCTTTTACTATTATTGTACCATCACCGCCTATATATTTGGTGTAGGTTACTTTGAATGTTTTGCTTTCTGTTTTCATTTTCTAAGAGTTTTTAATTATTAAAATACTTCTTCTTCATACACTACCTCTTCAGTCTCATTACACACTATCTGAACGATGCCGCCTTTATAATCAGCAAAGTAACTTTCATTAGTACCGTTATAGGTAGCTATGTAATTCTTGCAATAGTCTAATGTCTGCTCGAAGCCTTTGTCATTAGAGTTGTTGTCATCATTGAAAACTACATTGTAGGTGAGTTTAATTGTTGCATTCATTTCTTTAAAATTTTATTTGTATACATTTATCTTTTTTGACATTGCAAAGATACGAATTTATTTTTTATTGCGCAATAAAAAATATTACTTTCTTTACTCTTTGGTGTAGTTAAACTTTTCTTAATAGAAAAAGATAAGTAAAAAACGAAAAATATTCAAAGAAAGAACGAATTTTATACAAACTGATATACATCTTATCTTCAAGCCCTTGCGTAACTTTGCAGTAAAACAAATATTGTACATTTATGGAAAAAATCCTACAAGCTCTCAAAACCAAGTATGCGCACTTGGGGTTGAAAGAATCTGTCCTAAAAGTTATCGCTACTCGTTTAGCACCAACGGTTAAGGACGACACGGAAATCGAAAACGCTGTAAAAAGTGTAGAAGAAGAGGTTAAACTCTTGCAATCCGTTGCTGATGAAGGGCGTACCAATCTTTCTAAAGCTGAGGAAGCTCGCAAGAAATTAGAGAAAGAACTCGAAGAAGCGAGGGCTAAATCTAATCCAAATCCTCCTACTCCACCCACTGAACCTAAACCTGATGAAATGCCAGAGTGGGCAAAAAGACTCGTGGAAGATGTTACCAATCAAGGTAAGGCTATTCAAGCCTTTCAAGCAGAAAAGCAACAACAAACCGCTAAGGAGCGTTTCCTAAACCAACTCAAAGCGCAGGGGGTATCGGAACCATTCTACAAACATCACTTAGGGCGTACTTTCAAAGACGATACCGAAATGGATGCCTTTGTCAGCGAACTAAAAGCGGATGAACAAGCGTTTTTGCAGACCCAAGCCAATACAGGGCTTTCCTCTCATTCAAGCAATGTGTTAGGAGGTGGTACAGATGCTAACGGTGTATCAGCGGATGTGCAAGCCTATATTAATGAAAAATTCAAAAAAGAGTAAAACCTATGAACGAAGTTAAAATTTCAGACAAAGCAGGTCGCCAAATAGTCGTATTTGACCAGTTGGATGTTACCTATCCAGGAGGGGTATATATAGACCCTACCACAGCTAAGGCACGATTTACCGATGGGGTTATCCCTGCGGGTACGCTTGTAATGCCTGACACTAATGGCACTTTCAAGGTTGTGAATGAAACACTTTCACAGACCAATACCGCAGGAGCTGTAGGACTTACCGCTCACGATGTGGTTATTGATGATATTCCTTTAGTGGCTGTCGTAATGGCAGGAACGGCGCGCAAAGAGGCGCTACCTGACAAAGAAAAGGCAGGGGTGGCTTTCTTGCGTACAGCCTTGCCTCGTATCTCATTCATTTAATAACCTTAAAAACTAAAAGCAGATGAATATCAACGCAAACAACATTATTCCTGAGTTCTCTCAGGCTAATATGAATGCTATTATTCAAGCCTACCCATTAGGAGCGTTGCTTTACCGTGACTTTTTCCCATTGGAGTTCAACCCTAACCTTACTTACTCAAGTATCGAGGGAGCAGAAGGGGCTAAGATAATGGCAGACCTTGTATCTATCGGCTCAAAGGCACCGCGAAAAGGTCGTGAGTTCGTAGAAAACATGAAGGGGGAAATTCCAAAAGTGGAAATCGCTCGTGATTTGAACGAAAAGGATCTTATCACTATTCAACAGCTCCGTAATTCATTAGCTGCCTATCCTACCAATGCAGGTATCAAAGCGCAGCTTATCAATAAGATATACGAAGACCCTCAATTCTGTATCGATGGGGTCAATGCACGATTGGAGTGGATGTCAAAACAGCTCGTTTCTACGGGTAAATACAAAACCACTACATCCAACAATGGAGGAGCAGCAAATGTAACAGCCAATTTCAAGGTCAAAACACAAAACGCCCTCAAGAAATGGGCAGAAGCTGATGCTAACCCTATTGAGGAAATCGAAAAATACCAAGAGGAAGCCAAAGGCAAGGGGTATAGCTATGCCATTGTGGTTATGAGCCGTGCTACCCTCAATCAGGTATTGAAGAACAAAAATACCCGCGCTTTTGTGTTGGGTGTTCCTATTAATGCTACTACCATTTTGCCTGATGTGCGTTTGGAACAACTCAACGCTGAGCTTGCAGAACGTGGATTGCCTACTATCAAAGTATGGGAGTCTTACGTGAGTGTAGAGGGTAAAAATGGAGAGGTAACCGTGGCCAATGGTTGGGAAGAAGGAAATATCCTATTCTCTACCTCTGCTCAATTGGGTACTACCCAATATACCACCACTCCTGAATTTACTATGAGCTTTGCCGATGTGATGAGTAAGTCTGTAAAAGATAACTTCATCTTAGTTAATACCTTTGGGCATCAAGATCCTATCTTGGTATCTACCAAGGCAACGGCTTTTGCTACTCCAGTATTGAACGATAGTAAGCGCAAACTCATCATCAAAACGAAGTTCTAATGACAGCGCAAGCGTATATTGATGAAAAACTTAAACTCTGGAATGTAGAATACCCCACTACCCTACTTGTTGCCGAAATGCAACGGGTAGGATTGGGGCTTTCTGATGAGTTCAACGAGGAGAACGAGAGAAAGACAAAGCTGTTTTTCTACAACCTTATTCCTGAACTCTTATTACGCCCAGTGTCCTTTTCTGAAGGTGGTTTATCCTTTTCTTATGACAAATCAGCTATTACCTCATTTTACAATTTGCTTTGTAAGCAGTTAGGTAGGGTCAATTTGTTAGAGGAAAAAGCCACTGTAAGAGATATTACCAATATGTTTTAAAGATGAAAATATACCCTTATTTACTTAGAAAAAAAGTGTCCCAACAGCCAACTATCAATGAAGACGGCATACCTACCTACCCAACAGATCCTATAACATGGGAGGAAGTAGGTGTTTGTCGTGATGAGATAGCAGGAGCAGGACAAAAGATAAGTAAAACAGATGGGCAAATCTTTGATTGTACCGCTACTATCTATGCCCCGAAAGGAACGCCTACCATAACAGCAGGCACCACGGTTCAGGTAGTAGATACCGAGGGTAATATTCGCCTTGAAAAGCAGGTAATTCGTTTTTCCACTGATTATTTCCATTGCCGTATATTCGTATGATAACACCACAATTCACACCCGCAGATATAGAGCGTATGCTTCAAGAAAAGATAGCCAAATATGAAGAGAAAATCGTTCGTATCTTAAGGAATGTAGGTGAAAAGTGTATCAATGAAGCACGTGAGTATGGGAGCTATCAGGATAGAACTGGTAACCTCCGTTCGTCCATTGGGTATATCGTCTTAAAAGACGGCAAACCGATTGAAAAAGGAGGATTTACCCCTACTGAAAGAGGGACAGAAGGAGGAAAAAGCGGACAAAAAGAGGGTGAAGCATTTATAAATAAGGTAACATCTCAATATCCAAAGGGGTTTGTACTTGTCGTGGTTGCAGGAATGAAGTACGCAAGCTATGTAGAAGCCCGTAATTACAATGTACTTACTTCCGCTGAACTATTGACCGAGCGTGAAGTTCCGAAACTCTTAAAAGTATTATCACAATGAAAAAGACAGCCTCACAAATAGAAGCCGATATATACAAGTACTTTAAGGATAAGATAGACCCACTTATCAATGGGCAAACTTATCGCAATGGGGTACGACCTTTGAACTCACAGAAAGAGGATTGTGTAATATCGTTCCTTACTGGGTTAGATGGGCAATACCAAACGGGGGTAATTAACATCAATATCTTTGTCCCCCTGGTAAAGAACAACGATAATCAGTATAGGAAAGACTTCGTACGATGCGATGCTATCGAGCAGGCTTTAATGCCAATCATAGAGAATGCAAAAACGGATCTACGCAATTACAGATTGCAACTTCATCAGATGATACAGACCTTTGAGGAGACAGATATAAAGCAGTTTTTCATAAACGCAAAAGTAAAATTTAGGTATAACACATTTAATAATTAAAAATTATGGCATATACAAATAGTAACGTAACAACTTGGGGAGAAGTAGAATTCAAGTTTGGAGCGCCGGGAGCAGGAGGCGCTATGGGTACTGTTCTTAAGACATTAGGAATTGTCAAAGAGGGTAGTTATAATATTGATAAAGAAGACGGAAAAGAGTACAAATGGGTAGCTATTGGAGGGAAAGTCATTGACCAAATGAAAGGAGAGCCTACTTACAAGTTTAAATGTACTGTAAAAAACTTTAACAAGGCACTACTTTCTGAGATTTGGGATATTGAAGAGGTTGGAGACAAACTAGTTATGAAATCTTTTGTTTCTAAGAAGAAATTTTCAGTGTCCATTATCCCTAAACTATCAGGGGCTGATAAAGTAGATATATTCTACTGCTCTATGACGGGGACACTTACTTATGACGAGGAAAGTGGTTATAATATAGATATTGAAATCACTTCTCTTGATGGTGGTAAAGGATTTTTCTCAACTGAAACAGTAGCGTAACCTATGGAAGAGAAAGTAGCACAAACACTACTTGAAGAACCAACCACAATAATCATTGGGGGCGAAGCGTATAAAGTCGCTCCGCCCTCTATTATTACACTGGTAAGGGCTTCAAAGTACATCAGCAAGATACCCGCCGATACTATTGATGAGGAGCATATATTTGGCTCTATTGTCCATAAGGCGGAAGATTACGAGAATATAGCATGGGCTGTAGCTGTTATCCTCTTAGGTAACCGCTTCACAGAGACCGTACGCCCGCCTTTTTGGCAGTTTTGGAAACGAAAGAAGAATATTACCCAAGGTGAGGTATTAGCTAATAAATTGACTAAAGCCCCTATGTCTGAAATATCCGAAGCCTTTTTCAAGGTAATAGGGCAAATGGATATACGCTCTTTTTTCGTCATTTCCACTTCCCTCAAAGGAATGATGATCACCAAACCAACGAAGGAAGTGGAGAACGAAACGATAGTATCTGGGGGCTCGTAGGCTCGTTTGCCAAACAGTACAGATTGACCTTTGAGTATGTGCTAAATATGAGTTACGCCAATGTAATGCTATATAGTTCTGTGATACCCTCGTATGATTACGATAAGAAAGACAAAAAGGAATCACCAAAAAATGAAACACGAACTGACTTCGCGGGCTTTCTCTCGAAATTAAAAGCAATCCAGTAATAAACAAACCACTATGCAAGAAAATGAAGGTAGGCTACTCTTTGAGGTAAGAGCAGACCAAACAGATATAAAGAAAGATATTGAGGCTATCAAAAAGCAATTTGAAAGCCTAACAGAGAAGACAAAAGAAGAGGGCAAAAAACAAGCCGAAGTATGGCAGAACCTCGTCAAGGGGGCTACTGCCTATTTTACTTTGCAGGGAGCGTCTGCCTTCATTAAGCAGGTGGTAGCTGTCCGCTCGCAATTTCAACAGCTTGAAATATCCTTTGGCACTATGCTAAAGAGCAAGGAGAAAGCCAATGCCCTAATGGCACAAATGACTGATTTGGCTGCTAAAACCCCTTTCGGATTAGAAGAAGTATCTGAAGGGGCTAAGCGTTTGCTTGCCTTTCAAGTCCCTGCCGAGGAAGTAACCGAGACCCTCCGCCGTATGGGTGATGTCGCTGCGGGATTAGGTGTTCCTATGGGGCAACTTATTCATGTGTACGGACAAGTCAAAGCGCAAGGAAAGCTAATGACCAACGACCTATACCAGTTCATGAATGCAGGTATTCCTATTATAGCCGAATTGAGTAAGGTAGTAGGCAAGAGCGAAACCGAAATCAAAGATATGGTATCAGCAGGCAAAATAGGTTTTCCTGAGGTACAAGCTGTTATAAAGAATATGACCAATGAAGGCGGGCTATTCTTTAACCTAATGGCAGAGCAAAGTAAGTCATTAGGAGGGCAAATATCCAACCTTGGGGATAGCTTCGACCAAATGCTTAATGATATAGGAAAAGCAAGCGAGGGCTATATATCAGGGGCTATTCAAGGGGTTACTTTCTTGGTTGAAAATTACAAGACATTAGGAAAGGTGATAGCGGGGCTTATTGTTACCTATGGAGCGTATAGAACTGCTGTACTGGTGAATATTGCACTTACCAAAGGTTGGGCAGTAGCAGCCAAGGAAGATGCTATAGCTAAAGGCATACAGACTGTTGCTACCAATGCTGCCACTGTTGCCACTAAAGCCCTCAATGCTGCTATGAAAGCCAATCCTTATGTATTAGTAGCTACTGCGGTAGTGGGGCTTGTGTCAGCTGTGGTATTATTCAACAAGGAAATGACTGTTGCTGAGAAAGCACAAAAAGCATACAACGAGGAGCAAGAACGCCAAAAAGGAGTATTACAAAAAGAACGAGAGGAATATGAACAACTCATAGATGTAGTAAAAGATGAAAATCAATCAAAAGGCAAGCGTATAGAGGCTTTCCAAAAGCTACAATCCTTATATCCTGATATATTCAGTAAGTACAAAACAGAAGAAGAACTTATCAAGAATATATCAAAGGCTCTAAAAGAACTCAATGGAGTGCAAAAAGACAGAGACCTTAAAATGGATCAGGACTATATGCAACGCTTGGAAATGCAAAAGAAAGCACTTCAATCAAGTTTGCGTACCTCTGCTAACCCTGCTGAGATAGCCAACATTAAGGAGCAAATCCAATCTGTAGATATACAAATAGAGAAAGCCCGTAAGCAGTACAATTGGCAAAGCACCCTGAATAAAATAGACTCATTAGCCGAGTTATCAGCAGATGATAAGGTGAAAGAACGTAAGTTGATGATTGAGGAGTACAATCGTCGGCACAATGCTAAGCAGGCTAAAAACCAAAACCTACTTCAGGAGGGAGAAAAGAAAGACATTCGTAAGACAAGCCTTCCTGCTGTGGTTGCTACAGGCTATGAAAATTTTACAGATGCTGATTTAGGGCTTTTGATGAGTAAATCTCAAGGGCTTATTGACCTTGATAAGGAACGAAACAAAATTATTGACACTCGTAATGAACTACTTGCTAAACAAAAGGAATTAGCTGCTAAAATCAATGCTATACAATCCAAAAGCGGGCAAACACAAAACGATAAAGATGAGTTAAAGAAGCTCCAAGATGAAAAAGAAGCGATAGATAAGAAGCTAAAAGGAGATTATAACGAAGGAAAGACAAAAGCCACCAAAGCCACTAAATCCGCTAAATCCGAACTCCCTACTTTTGACTATGAAAAAAATAAAAGGGACAAGGAACGTTTGGAAAAGGATAGAATGTTTGAGGAGGACGAGGCTAAAATAAAAGCAATGAAGGACGGCAGAGAAAAGCGTAACGCCCTGCTTGTCCTTGAGTATGAGAAACGAGCCGAGACGATCAAGCGAAAAGGAGAAGATGAGTTACAGGCTTTTATTGAAACAGAGAAGCAGAAGGCAGAAGCAGAGGGGAAATGGAAGAAAGGGCAAGATTTTAACACAGATACCCCTGCCATTCAAGAAGAAAAGACAAGAATAGCTAAAAATCAGGAAGTCCTCAATCAGGACAATTTAGACGAATATACCCGCCAGCAGGAGGCTATGTATAAAGAGCTGTTGGAGAAGTACCAAACCTATACAGACCAACGCAAAGCCATTGAGGAGAAGTACAACGCTGATATTACCGCATTGCAAGCCAAGTTAGGAGCAGATGCTCCACAAGTCAAAAAAGCGCAAGACGAAAAGGCTCGTGAACTTAAGAAGCTGGATATACTCTACAAGAAAGAGGGTACAGCTATTGCTAAACTCTTTGAGAATATGCGCAAAAAGACTGTCAAGGAGATACATGAGACCATAGCCGATGCAGAGAAAGAGATTGACCAGCTGGCAAGTATCCTTGATATGAGCGATAAGGACAATGTGGACTATGTCCAAAACCTCCGTCAGCAATTAGAGCAAGCAAAAGACACAGCAGACCGTAGCGATACAGTCTTTGGAAGGCTTGGTACAAGTATCAAGAACCTATTCAAAGCCAAACCTAACACCGCAGAATGGCAAGAAGCATTCAATGGGGTACTTTCTTCTGCTCAGTCTCTTTCAGGAGCAATGAAATCTTTTGGAAGTGATTTTTCAAAACTTGGAGAAAATGCAGGAAATGAGTCTTTGAAAAATATAGGTAAAAAAATGGAAGAGGTTGGTAATATAATAGACAAAACTCTATCCGGAGCAAGTCTCGGAGCATCTATTGGAGGTGGTTATGGAGCTGCTATCGGAGGGGTTATAGGTTTAGCAACTTCTCTTATAATGAATGACCAAAAGAAAATGGCTGAAAGAAGAGCCGAATATTTAAATACTCAACAACAAATAGTTAATGAACATAGGGAATACAATCGTTTATTAACAGAGGAAATGCTTTTAATGAATGATTATAAAAGTATTTTTGGCGTTAAGGAGTTGTCTGTTGCTATTGGATATATGGATATATACCTTTCTCAAATGGAAAAATTCTATGCATCAACAAAGAGAAACTATGAGATTCGTAGAACAATAGGAACGTTCCGTGATTTTGACGCAGGAGTGCCGAGAAATGATAGAAGAGGTGGTGATATTGATAAAGTGGATAATAGGTCTGCTCTTGAGAGGATAGAAATTAAAACAGCTTCTGGATACGAAAGCATTTCTCAATATAATTTAATAAAAGAAAATGGAGAACTTAATGAAAGTTTAGCGGAAAGCATACTTAAAACACGAGAATTTAAAGAAGGACATAAAGAAGCTCTTGATCAAATTATAAGTTACTATAAAGAAGCTAAAGAAGCTAAAAAACAATTTGATGAATACCTAAAAAGCACCTTTGGAGAACTTGGTAATTCTATTGTTGATAGTGTTGTAAAGTCTTTACAGACTGGTGAGGATGCTTTTGAGAGTTTTGCTAAATCAGTAGGAAATGTGATAGGAAAATTAGGAAAACAACTTGTATATGAGATTTTTGTTGCGGAAAGGTTTAAGAGTTTTCAAAAAGAAATTGAAAATGTATATAAAAAAGGAGCTAACAAGGAATTAACTACTGAAGGAGTTGCTCGTGAATCGGCTAAATTAGTGGCTCAATTTGGGAACTCTATGAAAGATAATTTTGACAACATGAAAAATCTTTATAAGAGTATGAATGATTTAGCAAAATCATACGACCCTAATTTTGATTTTCTTAATGAGCAGCGCAAAGCTACAGAAAAAGGATTTGCAAGAATGAGCCAAGACACAGGAGAGGAACTCAATGGGCAATTTAGATTACAGACCCAGCTAAGTGCTGAGATAAAGAATGCAATGTTGCAAAGTGTCAAAGAGTTTGCTGAAATGCATAAGTTTATGCAAACTTCATTCGCACAACAGTTAAGACACCTTGCAGGAATAGAAGCTAATACCTTTCAACTTCACGAAATGAAAAAGGATATTGCCAATATGAAAGCTGGTATAAATGAACTTACCACTAAAGGAATCAAGATAAGGTCATAAAAAAAGCCCCTTAATTGGGGCTTTTTTTTAATAACTTGTTATTGTTTTGTAATATATTTTGTCATTATAAGAATATTTCCACTTGTAGATAAGGAATAAGGAAGTTGTCAATGGAATTCTATTTGTAGAGTATTCAACATCAGTGTCAAATGTATTATATTCTATTGTTGTTAAAGATGTGTTTGTATAAGCGTCGATTACTTCTAATGATATTACCTTTATTTTTTCTCCTGTTTCATTAAAAAAAGAACTTCTTAACTCCTTAAAAACTCCTGAATCTGTAAAGAAAGTTGCTGTTGAATGGTCTAACTTAATCAAATCTTCTAAATTTCTAATAGATAAAATTTGAATTTCTACATACCCACCATTAGAATTCGTCCCTTTTATAGAAATTGGCGTTTCAGTTGTTTTTATTCCTGTTAACTTATTATTGTTTATAGAAACAAATCCTATATTAGAAACCTCCCAATTAATATCTACATTGTTAGAAGATGATTCTAATTCTAAATTCACTACCTGATCTTTAAATATATTACCCATATATTTAAAATGTTCATCTGTTTCATATTTTAAATTAGACCATTTTTCTGGAAAAGATTTTAGTTTAATGATATCCTTAACAGTAACCACACATTCTGCTTTTAGACTCCCAATAGAAACAGATATAATACAATCTCCACTAGCCTTTCCTTTAACATTACCATTAGATACTGTGGCTATATTTTCATTGCTTGAAGTCCATATAACATCTTCACTAAAATCTTCAGGAGTAACAGAAAATTCGATACTTTTTTCCTTTCCTAAGGGAACAAAAATCTTGTCTTTTAATGTTATTTTTTCTGCACCAACTCCTATAACATCAATTTCTATTTTCTTCTCTATAATTTTCTGTGCATTTGTTGCTTGAATAATTAGATTAGTAGTTCCCTTTTTTAGACCAATAATCTCACAAATTTCTCCACGATCACTAAAAAAACGAGCTGTATTTGTATCTTCTATTTTCAATTTACTAATACGCCAACCGTGTTCTTTAATATTTATAGATATGGATGATATATCCCTACACTTAATAGACATCCTTTCCACAGAGGTATTAATTGTTGGTGATATATCTTTTGCTTTTGGAACTTCCTTATCCTCGCTTTTGGAGCACCCAAAAACAATTAACCCAACGAGGATCATTAGTATTTTTTTCATGTGTTATAAAATATTAGGTTATTAAATTAGGCACAAAATTAAGAAATAAGAAAGAAATAAGAAAGAAATTTAACGTTTAAAAATAACACTCGTTTTTAAGAGGTTTATATCTCTATTTTTAACTGTTTAAGCATCTCCCTATCTTTCTTGGCTTTATTGATCTGATAGATAGCAGTAGTGTTTTTATTGGTATGGGAAGCCAATAACATAGCAGTGTCACTATCCAAATTATCAAGCATATAGTGCTTGAGGGCGTAAAAGTCAGCTTCAATGCCGAGTTTATCCTTTACATTTCGTTTCCAAAAGCGGGTAACAATCTCAGTATGTCCCATCTTTTTACTTGGCACGAAGTTCAATGAAAATAGGTAATCATAAGGACTTTGACACTCCTCACATACTTCTTTCCAATACTCCAATGCGGGAGTTAATATAACTTTAGTACATCGTTTGTACTGTCCGCCTTTTTCAAGGAGTATGACGAACTCCTGCTTATCCAAATCTACATCTTTGCGTTGCAGTCTAAACAGCTCTGTATTACGCGCCCCTGAGTAGAGGAATATCATCATATATCTATAGAACTCGGGATGTGTTTCCTCTAATAGCTCCTTTATTTTATCTAATTCGTTTTTCTCAAGCACAAGACGGGGTTCTTTGAAAGTCTTTTTAGGATAAATATCCCTGGTGATATTAGACTCGCAGCATTCGTATTCTATCAATACTCGATATAGACTTGAGAAGTAAATAACAAACTTGTTATAATACTTATCGGGGAGTTGTAGGTAATCAAGCATGATCTTAAGGTCTACGCGGCGCAAATCTTTTACCTTGATATACTGCATACCAAGGGCTTCACTGGCTTCTTCAAGTCTCTCAATAGCACGCTTTATATTATAGAGGTGTGATTTGGTACCTGATTTTATCTCCAAGGCGCGCTTGAATGCTTCAATAAAAAGCAGGTCAGGATACAGCCCCTCATCTCTGAGGTTCATGTATTTCTTAGTAATGGGATTGTACCCATTATTGAATTGTTGAGGGATATTTTTAAGAAGAAAAGATATTAAAGCCTTTCGTTCCTCTATTGTTTGTGGTTTATTAGCCTTTTTGCGATAGGGAAAACCTTTAGGATATTTCTTTTCATAGCGAGGGTCAAAGAATATGCATTGTACATACCAATCTTTGTCCAAATCTTTTTTAGTAGCTTTTTGCCAGTTGGCAGGAGATACCCAAAGTTCGGTATAGCTACACCCTTGAATAGTATTTGTTATCAT